GACTGATTTTCGTATTGTTTATATTCCAGGCCGAATAGTGCATTCAAACCTGGCTCTAGTTCTTTAACTAGCTGATTACGTGATATAGCCATTTTTTTCTATGCTCCTATTAAGATAGTATAGCTGAATTGTAATAGATTGATTCATTCAATCTAAGAATCCAGTTACTATTTGCCGAACCTGTATCGCTGTTGCTTGGGTCTTCAGATAAACGGATTATTCTCCATTGGCCAGTTGTGACCTTTGAAGAGCTTGCTATTTCGCAAGCGGATTGTCCATTAATCGTTGAACCTACTGCATAAGTATCATTATCAATCAGACTTCCTGCGTCTGTTTGAGTAAGTGTACCAGCGGTTTGCGCCACATACAATTGTTGTGGGTTATCATAACAATACGCGTCTATTTTCCCAGTCGTGATATTGACCGCGCCTGGGTAGTAGTTTTTCCACGTTGGTTTAGAAGTGGTTGGATCGATATAGAAACAGCCATTAAAAACACCAAGATTCAAAGTAGATGCTGCGATTGAACCGAAAATATAACCTTTTACAGTTGTAGTTCCAGCTCTATCAGTTACAGCACCATCTCCCATTCCAACTAGGTCGCCTTGAAATATAGCGTTAGTCCAGTTGTCAGAGATTTGATACTTTGAAGTACCTTGTGTTTCATAGCTTGAGCCCATTCCGCCAATCGCTCTAAATCCGAACGCTGCGTCTTGATTTGCCATGTTTGGTTCTCCTTATGTGACCTGTCCTTACGGACCTCCAGTCACGGGTTAATTTAATTCGTTGGTTGATTGGTTAAAAAATTAACGTTTTCTTCCACCGAAGGTTGTACGAGATTGTCGATCGATATCGATCGGCATACTCTTATGCTCAGCCTTCAAAAGATCGTTGTCCACTGCTTCAATCTGTTCATTTGCTAATCTAGCAAAATACGCTGAACGTTGTCGCGCGATCTCTTCTGGCACCCTAGTAAGCACTAGGCCTCCGTGTCCGATCACCCCTGAATACTTGCCGTCTGGTATTGCTGGATAGTCGTCTTCTGGATATTCATCGGCTCTTACTAACTCATACCCGGATCTTAAGCGTCCTTGTATGTTTTTCGTGTCGACGTATCCTAGAATCTCTACCCTGACCCATCTGTGTCTGAATCCATCTGGCGCGTTGGGTGTATCTAAATACGATGGTGGAGTCCAAACTTTTTTACGCTTTGTTTTTTCTCGAGTTTGGCTCGCACGGGAAGTCTTTTTATCTTCATTTTTCATATGCTATTCTCCCTCCGTGAGTCTTAATTGTTTTGCATACTCTTCTAGTGGCACACGCAATTTTTTAGCGATTGCTACCTGTGAGGATGTGAGTTTCACAGTTTTGCGACCGGTCTTTGAACTACGCGTTGCAGAAGCAACGTTTTGTGTAGGTTTACTGGTCTGTTGTTCTACCTTACCAAATTTTTGAGGGAATTCAAGTCTTATTCTCTTATCAATTTCCTCATAATAAGAATCTGATTTTGGATCATATCCTTCTTCTTCAGTAAGCTTCCTGTGTAGATCAAAAGCTGTATAGGTCATGGCATTGTCTTTGCCAAACCATTCATTTTTATCCGCCCAATCCTCTGCTTTTGGATCTGGTGGCGGGGTTGATTGAGTTGGGTACTGAGCTGCGGGTCCTTGCTTTCTTGTTTTTTCTTTAGCAGTTTCTTCTATTTGTTGTCTGCTTTTCATTTCTGCAAGTTTAGCTTGCTCGTATCCTAATTGAGATATTGCAGTTAATGCTTCTACCTCAGCTTTTTTATCATCTGCTTCTCGTGAAGCCGATAATTTAGCCTGAGCTGCTACAAGAGAAGATTTAATTCTTCCCTCCATCTCGGAAGTATATCCTTGATCTAACTCAGTTGCTTGTTTTCCAAGCTCGTCTCTTTCTCTCATAACACGTCTAGCATAAGAAACAGCTTCTTCTTTTTGTCTCTCTGCTTCACGCATTTTTTTAGTCAATTTAGCGATACGTTTTTGAACGCCTTCGCTATACTCTTCCATTTCTTTCTTTTGTTCTTGTACTGGTTCTTCTTTTACTTCTTCTTTTTTCTCTGGTTCGCTAGCTTGAACATCAGGCTGCTTATCAGATTCCGCAGGTGTATCAGCGGACTCGTCACTGTCTTGAGTAGTTGTTTCATCTTTGACTGCTCCTCCTTCAGCTTTTTTATCTAAATCAATTTCAGTTGCTTTTTCATCAGCTTCACCGACATCAATTAAATTTTCTTGTTTTTTTTCTTCATTTACTTGCTCTGGCATAGTTCCTCCCTATGTTTATATTTCGTGGAATATATCTTCAGGGTTTTCCACGGTCGCTAGAACTTCATCATCATTCAAAAGTCTAACTTCACCCCCATCTATTTTAATTCTAGATCCGGCGTACCTAGCAAAAACAACCCAACTTCCTTTTTTACACCAAGGTCCATCAGGGTATCTTTTTTTATCTTTATATGCATCCGGTCCAACAGCTAAAACAAGTCCACAAGTCGATGCCACTTGTGCACGTTCTACAACATCATCGGTTATAATAATTCCACCTTTAGTTTTCTCTTTCATTTTAAAAGGTAAAACTAAAAGTCTCCATCCTGTTGGTGCAGGTAGTTTTGCTGATTCCGATGTTAAATCTTTTTCTTTTTTGGAAGGTTCAACTCCAACTAATTCCTTATTTGGAAGTTGGATTTTTTGGTGTCCCTTTGATACTGATAACTGTTCCGTCACTATTTTTTTGCTCCTTTTTTTCTAGCAGGGTGGATATTTCCTGACTTAGATACTGATATGTTCGTATCTGTCCTAACATATACTGATATTTCTCCATATTGTCAACACCTCCAGAAACTAGAGCTGCGACAACATCATCATGTCTCATCTTAATGATTCTTCTGATTTTATCTACAAATACAAAATCTTCCATTATTTTTTTCTCCTTTTTGATTTTTTCTTCTTTTTAACTGGTTTACTTCCATAAGCTTTTGTCCATTCACGCGCAATCTTGGGCTCATTCTTCCATAGATAGCGTCTTTGTTTTTCTGATTTAAAAGGCATTACATTTCCGCCTTTGGGATATTATAATCCTTTAAAACAGATATCTTCTCTTCGGCACTTGCAATTTTATGTAATTGACAATCTAATTCTTTTTGATGATTAAGATGTTCACTAACACCCACAGAATTTTCCAAAAGTAATTTAATTACCACATCCGCTGCGGCGATTTCGGCTTCATACTGTTTTTCTAACGCGTCTATTAAGACTTGTCTCATTAAGATGCTTTCTCTAAATTAACTGCATTCGGACCTTTAGGTCCTTCTTCAACTTCAAAAGTTACTGCTTGACCTTCGTCAAGACGATTTATGCCTGCTTTTCTTAAAGCAGATACATGTATAAATACATCTTTTTCTTTGTCATCTCTAGCAATGAAACCAAAACCCTTGGTTCCGTTAAACCATTTAACTTTTCCGTTTATACTCATTATGATGCTTTTCTTTCTCTTCCCATTTTTTTAAATGTTTTAGCTAATGCTTTAGCTCTTCCTGTACATCCTGGTTTTGTAATCGGAGTACATTTACCTTTAGTTCCTCTTTTCTTAATTGAAGCTGTAGCTTTTTGAATCCAGTTACCATCTTTAGCAGCAACTCTGCCTCCAGAGGCATAAACTCTTCTTTTACTCTTCATTGGAAATTTTGCTGTTGAATCAAAATATTGTGGCATTAGTTAAGCTCTTTTACTATTCTTTTTTTCTCGTCTTTAAGATTTCTTTTTCCTTTTCGTGTGTAACCTTTTTCAGCGTCTACACGACCAAGTTCTTCCAGACGATTTTCTCTTCGAGTATTACGTCTTTTTTTACGTCTCTCAACTCCGTGTCCTCTTTTAGAAATATCACCCATATTATCTATTTATTTTTCCACGAGTACGTTTGCCCCATTTTCCATAAGACTCGTCTCGTCTAGCTTTAAAAGATTGTTTCTTAGTAGACTCTTTTCCACGTCTTGCACTAATAGACTCATCTTCTCTATCTTTGTAACCTTGTTTTTTAGCTTTGCCACCTTTTTTCATTCCTTTACCATAAGGAAATCTGACATTGCTTCTTACACCGTTTTGTCTCATTATTTTTTCCCCTTCATTAATGCTCTACCAAAACCACGTTTTGCCATTCCAGTAACTCTTCCACCTTTTTTAGCATGTAGCACAGTACCTGGATAAACTCTAGGTCTAAAACTACTTCCTTCTAACGCAGGATGAGCTGAAGCGCCCATATCGTGGGTTAAATGTTTAGGCATTGCTGAGGCCAGTAAACCTCTTAGATCTGATCCTCTTCCACTGTCTACTGAAACAGGAGAAGTATTATATTTTTTTCCCAATAGTTTAGAACCTCCGTAAAGAGCGGCACCGATGGCTGCTGCTTTACCAGCTTTCTTTAAAAGTTTTTTTATTTTTTTACTTGCCATTATTTTTTGCCTCCGTTTCTAAAAATCTGTGTACCCTTTATACCAAAAATGCTGGCACATACAAGTATCCATAAATTAGTGAACCATGATGGGAGCGCCTGGAAGTGATCAAAGAACATTTTTATCTTATCCATCGCCGCCGGATCGTCCGACCATACCCCATATGCGAGCACCAAAATGGGCAGTGTGAGAATCGCCAAAACTACCTCGTCCTTGTAGTCGTTTTGACGGGCCTCTAACAGCTTGCCCTGGTAAGCTTCCTCGCCGCGAGACATTTTTTGCGCATGCATAAATTGTGCATCCGCCATAGCCATCTTCGTCTCTTGACGCTTCTTGTAAATATGGCTACCTGCGTTTAACGCAAGTTTAATTGCACTGAACCACATACTAGAACCAAGTTGCTGTCTTATTTTTCGATTTTAGCATTGCTCCAGTACCTTGAACCTTAACTTTTGTGCCTTTGTCTATTTTTTGACCAGGCGTAAAGTCATTAGTTACAATGTCAGCTCTAGGATCTTGTCCTACGCTGTCAGCTGGCACTTTGTACTTTTTGCCACCTTCTGGAACTCCTACCATTGTTTTTGCCATATTTTTCTCCTTGTTAATTACTATACTATCTTCGTGGGCCTTTCAAGATCTTAACGTCTCTTTGTTTCATTCTATCTTGTTTCAATTTAACCTCATTAGACATCTGTTGTTTAACTAAAGATGTTTCTGCTCTTAACTCAGCCAAGTCTTCATTCTGGTCTAGTTTTTCATCAAACTGAGATTGACCCATTAATTGTTTAGATTTATCTAAATTAAGTTTTTCTTGGCCTTCTTCTCGTTTTCTTTGGTCATCCATAGCTCTTAAATCTAGTTCTCTTGCTTTTAATTTAGCAATTGGATCATTTCCGAACTGACCCATGATTTTTAATTCTTCGTCTTTGAATTCTTGCATCATTTCAGCAATTAAAGTTGCTTTTCTAGCTTCAACCTTCATAGAAATCTGCATTATCTGTTGTTGGAATTGTGGGTTCTGTTGCATTTGAGGATTCTGCTGTGCCATTTGTTGCATTTGCTGTAATTGCATCATTTCTTCTCTAAATTCAACTTCAACTTGCTCTTGAGCCATCATAGAAATGTGTTCAAAGCAGTTTTTTTCTAAAGCACCTAAAATCATTGGATTATTTCTAGCTAAGTTAGAAGACATAAAATTTAAATGAGAAGTTATGTGTGCTTGGTGATTCTGACCTTTAAAAGCTTGGAAAGGTTTTGAAGATAAAGCCATAATATTTTCTACTGCAGGATCTAACGGTGTTGGCTGCGGTGGAGGAGGTAAAATTTTATCAATTTCTTTTACTCCAATTGCACTATACATAGAATAAAACGCTTCATACAAATTATGAAGCTGTGGATTAGCCATTGCTAATTGTAATTCTGTCTGCGCCATTGAAATTCTTTGAGATTGAGAAAAAATATTTGGATCTGCAATTGGGAGAATATCTACTTTGTCATCAAAATCTGCAACTTTAACATTTCTTGCTGCACCTACGACATCATAAGGATATTCCGGCGGTAAGTAAGTTTTAAAAACGCCCGCTAACAAATTAAATTCTTGTTTAAGCGCCACAAACAATCGTTTATGGATCGCTGACATGACCCTTGAACCACGTTCTAAGAGAGCAATGGTCGTCCCAACAGCGGCCTGTTGGTTGCCGTCTCCGACCTGCATGTCAGCAATGGCGGCAAATCTTTGTCCTGCTTGGACAACAATTCCCATCAACGACAATAATGTCTGTGATGGTTCTTTGAAAGGTAAAGTCATAAAAGCGTCCTTGATGTTTCCACCAGGTGCATCTACATCTCTAAATTCGCCGGGCTGTATTGCTTGGGCCTCGTCTCTTACACGTATTCCTCTTTGTTTAAAACCTGCGGGAAGATTACTTAAAGTTCCTGCATCTAATAATTGACGAAGAGCAGTTGTTGCTGTTCTTGATAAACCGCCAATCATATGAATTAAACCAAAACCATAAAAACCCATACCAGGTAAAAATCTAAAATGAACAAAATATTGTATTTTTAATTTTTTAGGATCATCAGCGTTGTAGTTTCGTCTGATTGATAAAACTTCTCTGGATCCTTCTTCTATCGTCACGATATAAGGAAGTTTAATTCCTGTAGGTTCTCCGTCTTTCATATCTTCAAACCCATCTATATCTAGATTCACGTGACACTCAAGAAGGGTAAAAACATCTTCGTCTCTTGTTTTTTTAATTCCTTCTAGAGCTCTTTCTTTTTTTTCAACTTCAGTTTCCTGATCATAACCTGGTTTCAATTCTATATCTCTATAAAAACCGGCTACTTGTTGTTTTCTTAAATCATTCTCTGACATTTTAAGAACATGTATAACCGCCTCCGCATCAGCTAATGAGGTAGCTGTATACGGGACAATTAAATCGTCAGCTTGTATAAATTTAGATACAGCTCTTCCTAAAAGTTCATCGTAATAAACTTTTTTGAAAGCTGAACCCGCTAACGGTAGATAAAAGAGCATTTGATCGAACTCTGGTTCGTACTCTTTCATAACATCCATGATTTGATAATTCATGAAATTTTTAACTCGATTAGACTGTTCTTCTTTTTGTCTGCTCGGTCTTCCTAGAATCTGGGTTCTAACTGGACCCATCGCTGGAAGTAATTCTTTGTAAGCTTGCGCTTGAAATTGTGTAACTGCTTCTGCAAGAACTGGGTGAGTTGCACCTGAAGCTCCTTGAAACGGTTGAGTTGGATTTACATATTTAAATCCTAATAAGTCTAAACCTTTAGTATAAGTATCTTCCCACTCTTTACGAGAAGTTTTATACTGCATATAATTTTCATTTAAAGTTGAACCAATTGGTCCTAAAACATCATCAGGTATTAATTCAGCTAAATTGGCAAAATGATCTTGAGTCATCTGTTGTTCAGACGCTGGATCGAAATTAATTTCCGCTCCGCCTTCTTCGTCCATAATAACCTCAGCGCCATCAGGTGTTACTTCAGATAATTTATCTTCTTCAGTTACAACGATGTCTTCTTTAGGTAATACGACTTCCTGGTCTACGTTCGGTAGAGCCTTGTCTATGTTGTCTTTGTCTGCCATTAATTTTCTCCGCTTTTACCACACTTTTAACTTGTTTGAAAGGAACATTCAACCCTTGTGGATTAGGTCCTCTTAAAGGAGGAATAGTAAGTGTTAATCTTTTAATCCTCGTCATTAATTGATCTATTCTTCCATTTATCATAGCCCCACATTCCAGCACTCACAGCTAATCCTGGTAATCCAAATCGACTTGCTACCAATCTCAGAGTTCTGGGACTCATTCCCATTCTTAATGCTTTTAATAACATTGGATTCTTAATTCCTTTAGATGCCATTTCAGCTCCTGAACTTGCAAACGCAGGTCCCATCCAATTCATAGGATCCGTTGCAATATCTCCCCATTCGGTCCCACCTTCTCTTTGAGCTGCTATCTGAAAAGGAGCTGTAGCTGCTACTGCTAAAGGAGAAAAACTTGCTCCTAAAGCTTTTCCTAAAACACCCTTAATTCCTAAAGCTGCTCTAGTTTTGCCAACTCCTTCTGGTAAAGGTCCTGTTGGTCCTACTCCTCTTCGTTCTAGGTAAGCAGTTTTGGCGCCAGGAATCGTACCTGCCGCAGTCGCCCCAGCTAATGATGGCAATTGCCATTTTAAAATTTCTTCATCAACTTGTGGAGGTTCTCCTTCTAACGTCGCAAGAAGCATTCCTTTCATTTGATTTTCGTTTGTTAAATAAGTATTAGGATCATCGGATACAAATTGTTTCACTAACGGTTCTATACCTGCACCTACCGCAGCAGCTGCTGCGAGCGGCGCAGCT